TTCCGTGAGGAAAACGGGCTTGCAGCCCCTAAAATCCTTCCGGACGCAACTCTTGGCGTAGAGAATGACTCATTTATATCCAAAGCCGAAGAGACTGAGGATGTAGTTGAGCAGCTTTCTAAGCTTTCTTTCCGTGAACTTCGAACTCTACAAGAGCGGGTGCAGTCTGGTGATACCGAAGGTATCCCAACTGAACTCCTTTCCTAATAACGGAGGATAAGTAATAATGGCAATCTCGATTAGTGAATTTATTGCTCAGTCAAATAGAGGTCTAGGTCAGTCAATTCTTGGCCCAGACTATATGGCGAAGCAAACATATCATACTGTAGATGGTACAGGTACAAATGTATTTACCGCTACTTATGGTAGGAAAGTCTGGACAGCACTAAACAACCAGACTCGTGTGTTTAACGCACTCCCCAGAAATGTCTGGGGTAACACAGTTGGTTGGAGGCTCCGTACCGACCGTGGTGACGCAAGGTCACGACCGGTCACAGAGACGGGTTCAATCCCAACCGTGGACGTATCCAACATCGAAGTAGTCTCGTCACTACCACGTATAGTGTCAACGACCTTCGGTGCATCAGTCAAGTCAGTATTTACTGCTGGTTTGGAAGGTGGTATTGGGGACGTTCTTGCCGTTGAAAGTGAAGCGGCACAGAAGGATCACCTCAAAGAGTTGAACCAAGAATTAACTGCCGCTGGAGCCTATTTGGTTTCCGCAGGTAGTACAACCTCCTTCACAGTCCCAGCATCTGTAGCCAACAACTTCAAAATTGGTGATGCTGTATCCATGAGTGATACCGGTACTGGACAGGACAGGACAAGCGGTTCTGCGATTTCAGCAGTCAACACCACTTCTGGTGCTGTAACTGTTGCTTCTGGCACTGCTTTTGCTGACGGTGATGTAGCTTACATCTACAGTCGTGCGGGCTTCACTTCCCTAGACGACATCGTTTCAGAAGATGCACAGGATACCGGTGGCGGCACATCAGAGACACGAGCCTACGACCTAACTATCTCAGATAGGGATGCAGGTGAGTGGAATGCAGCAGCCAGTATTCAGACGAATGCAGGTGTATCACGAGACCTCTCATTGAACTTGCTGGACACAGGTATCCAGAAGATTCGTGAGAATGGTGGTGAGCCAAAACTTATTGTTATGGGTCATGACCAGTACTTCAAACTTGAGCGTTTGCTCAACTCTCAGCAACGATATACAGGACAGGAAGACTACCAAGTTGGTGTAGGTTCTGAAAAGACCTTCCCCGGTACTCGAACTGGTCTTGTTCTTGCTACTTATCAGGGTATCCCGATTCTGCCAGATGCTGACACACCTAAGTCAGTTTCTACGGCTGATGCGGTTCTGGGTTCCAACATTTACATCTTGGACACAGACTACCTTGAAATTGCGATAGCGCAACCAACTCAGTATATTGAAAACCGTGACTACTTCGCAGCTAATGCGTTGGTAGTTCGTGGTCTGCTATATACCATGGGTGAACTTAGGGCACATCGTTTCGATGTACACGCTAAGATTGGCGACTTGAGCGCATAATTAGGTCTTAATCTAGGGGTTGGGGGGCTTCGGCCCCCCTCCCTTTGTAACTTTGGAGGAATATAAATGGCTTTTACAATTGCCCAAACTGGTACCGCTAGTGACATGGGGGGCGTACCCGGAGACTGTCGTTATGTCTTTAAGACAGCTACATTTACCAGTACATATGCGGCTGGTTCAATGACTGCTGCTGATCTAGGCTTAGAACAAATATTTATAGTAATCGCTGAACCTGAATCTATTGGTTTAGTAGCTCAGTACGATTATTCAAACGCTACCTTAGACTTGTATGAAGCAGGTGCTGATGGAGCCGTACTCGANGAAGGAAATACTGCTGCCGGTACTGTCACAGTTCGTATTCTAGCCTTTGGTCGATAAGCGATGGCAAAGGAGTCCACTGCTGTCAAATTAGCGATCTACACAGAGCGTTTAGATAGGTATATAGAGACTCAAGAATCTTTAAATAAAAGATTAGTTACTAGCATGGAAAAATTGAATACAGATGTCGAAGGCTTACATGATTGGCGAAGCCGAATAATGGGAGCTAAAACCGGTCTAGTAGCTGTCGGACTATTAATTACTCATACCGTAGTAGTATTAGGCAGTATGGTAGCATTAGTGTCTTGGACAAATAACCGATAGGAGATCGTGAATGGCAATTTATAATAATCAATGGGCAGGATGGGAAGTAGACCCCAGTACACGTACTAGTACGCATGCGTTTACTAAGTATTACCCCTTTCGGGATGCAAGTGTAGCTAATAATGCGGTAACTACTATACTGACAGTTGATAGAGGAATACCATCGGTAAACCTTGTCACTAACCCGTCCATTGAAAGTGCAACCATTTCAATGTACACAGCTTCTGGGTCTGCGATATCGCAAAGCTCCGCTCAGGCATCCACAGGGTCTAACTCACTGTTAGTAAACCCTGATAACTCTGCCGCAGGGGAAGGGGTGTACTGGACTTCAGAGTCTATTGTAGGACAGACAAACCCAAACCCATCATACTTGATAGCTACATGTGAGGTTATGGGAGCATCAGCTAGTGGAGATGCAGAACTTGTAATTCAAGATTCGGACGGAGATGACCTCGTTGCAAGTACATCAATTAGTTTGAGTGCAGCTTTCCAAGCGATGAATGTGAAATATCGACTCCCCGATCAAGGGTCAGCCACATATAGAATAATGATTCGTTCCAAAACCCAACATAACATAGATTTTTATGTTGATAAAATACATGCAGAGCAGCGTATTGGAGATAGTAATATACCAACCTACGTGGATGGGGCGCAAGGATTGAATTATGAGTGGACTGGAACCGCAAATTCCTCTACTTCCANACGACGGGCAGGTATCTCAGTAATACGTGGTATAACAGTTAGGAATGAATCTACGACTTTAGCAGATATTATATATGTAGGTTTAGATGTAGATGCCTCAGCGACAACTGGTATTCCAGTAGCAGGGGGAGATACATTTACAACTAACTGGCCCATAGATTTTAGAGAGAAAGTTACTGTACTAGCTGCTCAGAATACTCCTGCACTTCATGGGGTTATCTGGGGCATCCATCAAGGATAGCCCATGACTATAAACAATCCAGCTTATAGAACATGGTTAGGATCAGTAGTAAATCCGTATGAGACTATCGCTGTGCTGGAGAAGTCCGAAGTTTCCGATGTTGATCTTTCCGATATAGCAGATGCTTTAGATGAATATGTTAGATTATTTAAAGCTGAAATTGCGTCTCCCGCTGAAATCCTGACCCTCTCCAGAGCATATCCTGATGAAGAAAAATACTCTCTTGCTGTTATAGACAAGGAACTTGATCAGGAGGAGCCAGTCGTTATCGGAGGCCCTGCTTCAGTAGAGGTTGTGGACAGGGAAGGGCACCTAATAACCTTAGATGCTATGAAACGAGCCTTTGAACGCTTCATGGCTAATTTCCGTACCCGTAACGCCATGGTACTTCACTCCGATGTGCAGGTAGGTTGGGCATTACCAGCGTATATCTCTAAGACTGGGAAGATATATAAGTCCGGTGTAACGGGAGATCACCTATTCTTTATTACGGAATTAAGGAATGATACCAAGATTGCAAAGAAGGTACTTGAACAAATAGATACTGGTAAAATGAAATCATATTCTATTGCGGGGAGTGCTACAAGTGTAGAACCTATGCAAAAAGCTAGCGGTATGGTTATGCAGGTAAATGATATGGAGTTAGCTGAAGTCACTATATGTGAACAGGGCGTAAACCAAAAAGCTAAATTTGAATTGATGAAGTCCAGTGCAGAACGTCCAACTACCTCCTGTGTAGATGGTAGCTGCTTAATAAAAGCTCAAACACATATTCACTCTGAAACAGAATTGTTTGTGAACGAAGATGGTATAATAGATACAGTAGGTAGTTTTGTTAATTGGACGCAGAAATCTATGTACGATGATCCTGAAGAGCGTCTCTCTCCACAGGAAGAAGCAGCAAGACGAGCAGAGAATCGTAAGATGGTAGAAGAAAATAAAAATTTTGGGGGTAAAGATACAAAACGAATGCCCGGACGATACACTGGGCCTAGTGTGGATGCTCCAACCAGCAATAAAGGACTTATAGAAGATATGCAAAAAAGCCATTCACAAGGGTGTGTATGTGATACATGCGGATCAGCGTCTTCGTGGGAAGACAAACACGCAGACGATTCCTCTCGTCCT